CACATATTTATGCCTACATGGATAAGCGCCCCGCTGTTAGCGCGAATCGGGAAATCAAAGGCACATTTTCCGATGTTTTTCAGCACTGCATACGATGGGGCATGACCGAGCGCAACCCCTGCCGATTAGTCACCCGTAACACGGAAAACCCCCGTACCCGGTATGTGAGCGATGCGGATTACACAGCTATTTACAATATCATGCCCGAACCGATCCAATGCGCGATGGATATCGCGGTTACAACCGGGCTTAGGCAGGCCGACATAATAAAATTACGGTTGGGCGACTGGACGGAGGCGGGTTTATTGGTTAAAACCGGCAAAACAGGTCGCGTACTATTGTTTGATCGTACCCCCGATCTTGCCGCAACCATTGCCCGGTGCCGTAGCTTACCCACCAAAATATCCACACTGGCATTGATCTATAACCGCGAAGGCCAACACTACACAAGCGATGGATTCCGCACCATGTGGCAGAGGAGAATGGTACAGGCGATGAAAGATGGTCTAATTACCGAGCGGTTCACGTTTCATGACCTAAGGGCAAAAGCCGGTTCCGAATCAACCGACGATAAGCTTTTAGGCCACAAAAATGCGGCCACTTTAGAGCGGCATTACAAGCGTGCACCCGTCAAAGTGACCCCTATTAAACGCTAAAGTATTGGATATCCAATAAAATGATCAAAAAATAACAGGGCCAAAATCAGCTAAGTTATTGATTATATGGCTCCCCGGGACGGACTCGAACCGCCGACCCAGTGATTAACAGTCTCATTTACAAATGATAAATATCAATAACTTAAGTGGTTATTTGTCTAATATCCATTTTTTTGACGGTCAATATAATCAATAACTTAGGATGTAGATTAGGCAAGTATTAGACGCTTTTTTTGAGACGACTTTTTGATACAATTGCACTCACCGTGGCAAAAAACGTGGCACAGAAATGAAAACCGACAACATAATAAAATCTTTCGCGATACTCGCCGCCGCCGCCAATAAAGCCCCGCTCCCGCCGCTGAAAGATGTGGCCGATATGCGGCTGGAAATTATGCGGCATAATGGGTTTGTGCGGTTTTTTTCGCTAGAGTGGTGGCGATGGGTGCGCACCAAAATGTCCAGCTAATAATAATATGAAATTCCAATTAAAACATAATGCTATAGAAATAAATGTTGATTATATAGCCGGAAATGTCCATAAAAATGTCCACGGCGATTCTATAATCAATTGATTGATCTTAGCTCATACACCAAACCGTTTTCTTAGCGCGTCAGTCTCGGCCATTAACGCCGTCACTTCCTCATCGGTTACATCACGTCCTTCGGTCTGTGCTTTTTGCAGCAGATCGGAAGCCCTTATAGCGGCCTTTAAGAGTGTGTTTATTAAATCAATCGCTAACAGCGTTCCCGCACCCATTATTTCACCCTCTGTTTGTCGATTAGGATAGCCCTGGCTGCCTCTAGTCCCATAAGCGCCGCTGAAATACCGGAGTCAAACTTGGCTTTGTCACCAATTATTAACGCCGTCCTAAAGGCCATGCGTGCCGCGTCGACCTGATCAAATACACCGTTAAGTTTTATTTTATCGTCAGCCGTCAAGCGGCCTTCGTTGTCGTATAAAATTGCCGTACTCAATACTTCGCTGTAGCCAATCTCAAAAACAGCCGCACGTTTGTTGAGGGTGTCGGCTGGCGGCATAACTGCACAGGCCGATAACATTAAGGCCACCAGCGCCAGCAGCCAATTAAATTGGATATTTCTCATTGTTTACTCCTTGGGCTTGGTGCCGCCGATTGGTAACAGGTATTGCAGTGCCGCACTAAACAGCACAACGCTTGCGGCAACGATAGCCTCAGGCGCGGTTATGGTGGTGGTTTCACTTATAATCCACCACATCAATGATGCGAGTGATCCAGCCAATGCACCCACGGTAACGCTTGTTTGATTTCCCATGCTATATCTCCTCTTGTTGGTTTAAATCTACTTGATTCCATCGTGCTCAAAACTGTAATGATTGCCGTCCTTGAAGCGGCCACCCCATCGACATTCCGGCGCTTGCGCTTCCCACCACTCCCCAAGGGGTTTATGTGATTCCGTGTCCCCCAGAAATTCACCATCCTTGAATAGGTTTAAATCTATCGCCAGCCTGTTCTTGTGTGCCGACTTTGAATGTCCATACCCTTTTTTCTCACCTATCGCCCCATGCAATCTTGGATCGCGGTAAGCGTCCCCTAGCGTAACCTCGTACCCAAGCGCCGATGCCTGTGAGATAAGTTTTGCCACCATTACGGCAAACCTGGATTGTTTTTCTCGCAATGTTTCCATAATTTTACCCCGCCCCTTTTCGTGCATACGCGTCAACGTCAGTTTTAATAAGTCGTTTTGAATTGATAAAATATGCTTAAGCTCTTCGTCGGTTGACGATAAAATTTTTTCTGTAATGATGGATATTGCGCGTTTAAACTCAATTAAATCGGTGCTGTCGGATTTGCGGCGTACATGCGGGGAGTTGAACGAGGTCATTTAAACTGTTCCGTATCAATCATGTAATACCCCGCCATAGGCCCGTCGATTATCGGCACGGCATAAGGCATGCCCTTACCAGCGGCGCGTCGATAGAGCCAACAATCATGCGTTTACTTCGCCGCGTCCCCGAATCTTTTGCTAAATTCCGACATTTTTATCTCGTAATATCCAGTGAATGGCCCCGCTTCCACTATCGTCGCGAGCGGGGCGATGTGCCTGTCATTGCGATAAAAATACAAATTCTTTACTCCTTTTCCGCGCAACAAGGCCATCATCTCCCTCATGTCCGCCCGGTTTATTTTTCCGTGTGCCCCTGACAAAATAACGTTAGTCTCGGAATGCTTTACCGAAATTATCCCGATGCACGGGTCGCCCAGCCCCTCACCTTTACTGTAGAAGTACAGTGAGGCTGTTTCTGGGACATAATCGACGGGCATCAATAATCCCCGTAAAGCCCGGCCAGCGCTTCGATATTTTCTTCTGCCGTATCTATCAGGTCGGCAACATCAGGGGATTGTTCCATACGCTCCAACCTTGAAATGATCTGCCGCAGTTCGCCAATGTCGGCAACCGCTATCTGATCCATCATTGACATTCTGTCGTCGATTGTCATTCGTGTTTACCCGATTTTTATGCTGTAATATTCAGCTTCATCGTTGACTGTCATTTGATTAGCTCCTTAAACGCGCCATACCCGGCCAAGGCGACCGCGCCAATAATGGCGAGACCCACAAACGATTTAAAAAACAATCCACGCGCCGTCTGGAACATCCCGATCAATTGTCGCAAATCGGCCTCATCGGCGTGGGTGAATGAATGTTCCTTCATTGCCTTGTGGTCGAGATAATGAGATTCGGGGTCAACCCAAAAAGTATGTTTCTTTTCGTGTATTTTCTCGATCAGCACGTCGGCAATTTTTTCAATATCTTCTGGGGTCATTGCTAATGCCTCCAGATGTCAATAGTGAATGTAGAATTCACCTGGTCGATGGCCGCCGACGTCACGTTAGCCATCCTAACGATTACGGCACCAGCGGCAGGGTATGCCATTAACATTAACCCGTCAGCCAATGTCTGGTTTATCGTGACGAAAACCGAGTCAGTTGACAGCGCCCCGGTTATCGCTACGGATTGATCGTTCGTCGATTGTGCGGCGATGGATGGGAAATCAATATTTACCGTAACTTTCTGGTGGTACTTTATTCGTGTACCGCTTGCAATCGTCCAGTTTTCAGAAGCGATAATATTTGTTCTTACCCCGGCGTTACTTATATCCGTCGCCATATTAATTATTTGAGGGAACATAATTTGGGTGTCTTGGGATGTTGCGTCAATACCAAACCCTGTCCCGGCGGCAGCTCCGTTTTCGATTCGTGAGCATAGGTATTGCATTTGCTGCGTGGCAGGAGATATAGTTTGGTGCGCTGTGCCAGTAAAAGCTTCAATCGCTAGGCCGATATATTTATTATGGCTGTTGTCGGCGTCCCTTGTCCCGGTCGTACAGTCATTCACCCTACCACCCGAAACAAGGTTTTCATTTCCGAGCGTGCTGTTATCGTAGCCGTAAACAACAGTGCTTGCGTCCACACCATAATATTCATTGTAATATGTACTGTATCCATAGCCCTGTACTACGGCGGTCTGCACCGCAGTGATGTAGACGTTGAACCACTTGAACATCGTGCACCCCCGCATATCCAGCGCAATGCTGGCGGCGCTGGCGGTTCCAGGCCCCCTGATTGTGAAATCCCTGCCGCCTCCATGAAACCGGCGAACGTTTGTTGTTGCGGCTGTTGTGACGTCCTTCCCTCTCATGACCGCGCCGTTATGGGTAGCCCTTATCTCACTGCCACGCCCTTCGCCAATTAAGAAGTTATTATCATTAAACCGGAGCGCAGCCGTTACCTTGTAGATCCCTTTCGGCAATAAAACCCCGGATTTTGCGTTAAGAGCCGCCTGTATAGCGGCGGTGTCATCGGCGACGTTATCACCTACGGCCCCGAAAGATTTCACGCTTATCACGTCAGTGGATTTTCTCGATAGCTTAAAGTTCAGTATTGCGCCAGCAGCGACACTTTCCGCTGTATAAAATGCGTCTGTCCCGTCAGCCTCAAACTGTAATCTTGAGGCCGCGCCTGCGGTTTTGGCAATCCAGTCTGTACCGTCATAATATGCATTATGAGAAACGTAGGTAACGCCTGACGGGCTTGAGGCGATAGATGAGAAATCACCAACATCGACAACGCTCCATGTGGCAGGCCATGCCGCAACAGAACCGCCACCTAATTTTAAATCACCAGCAAATGTTTCGGCGGCTAAATCTTTTCGCGCAAATGACACCGAGTTAATGCCGTCAAGAAGATCGGCATTTATTCCACTGCCTGCGCCGTCATCAAGTACGGCGATAATTTCCTTGATTTTATTTACGGCATTAAAAATCTCAACCCGCGCTTGGCTTGGATCGTCTGTTGCAGCGTCGAGGTGTAGCGTGGTCAGGTTGTCAACTGGTAACGGCATTATTACAATCCTCAGTAGGCTAAAGGCCTTTTATATAAAAATCACAGCGTGCAGTCCCCGGAAGGTTTGCAAGCGCCCCATTTTTCGTTACATTAAATCGAACGCCAGTCGTTATATTTTTTTCCACGACAGTCCACTGCCAGTTTTCATTAGCTACAGGGGTGAGGTTTTGGAAGGCAAGATTGGCATAGTTGATGACGGCGTAACTTTTTACAGGCAGCACGCGGAAATCGCCGACGTCTAAATAATTTATTCTATCGCCGGTGACAGTTACGTTAGCGTTTTCGATGTATTCATCTTTTACCTGTCCTGATATATAAATAATCATGCTGTCAATTATCAATGTGCCAGTGCCAGACATTTCAATTTTGACTTTTACATATCTTGCTGTAACTGTGGCTGGTGCGGCGAACGCTGTATAGGTCACGTTGTCCAAGCTAGTCGCCACTGTAATGGTTTGCGTTCCTGTTCCGGTGACGGTAATGAGCGGCGTAAATGGAACAGCGTTTCCAAGGTCGATTACTGTGTGCTCGTAGACGATCGGAGTAACGGGAGACATCGCCCACTTATTAAACGCCGTCCACGTTGTAGGGCCAGTGCCCCATGTGGATGTGTTGTTAGCTATAAGTGACCCTGTGTTGTCTATCCAACAGGATGTTTTTATTCCCGGCCACCCCTCATTGCGCGGGTATCTGTCAGTGATAATCCCCGCTAATCGCGGATCGCCCAATGTCACGTTGGAATAAACAGCACTTGATTCATTGCCCGACGTGTCAACCGCTTTAATGGCGATGGTGTACGTCCCCGCCGCAAGCTGGTTAAACTCATACGGCGATGTTTTAAGGCTCCCCGTGTGGAGCGGCGTCATGGTTGCCCATGTCTGATTTGTCCCGAGTTGGTAGCGGATCAAAAAACCATCCAAGTCAACAGGCGGGGTTAAGTAATCCCACTTACTTGTGCGCGTACCGTCTGGCTGGCGGTCGGTGAAAAAGTTTGTGACGGGCGGGGGCGGCGTGGTCTTACCAACAACTTGGTGTGATGTGAGCGTGTAGTAAGGGCTATAAAACCCCATTGCATTAATATAACGGGCGCGAATATCATAAAGCGCTGAATCAACAACGGGAGATATTTTAGTTGTTGTCTCCGTTCTCTGTCCGATGTACCCTGCGGGCTTCCATAGCGTTTCTGACGATAGTTTATAATCAACCTCGGTACCGACTACGTAAAGGCTAGGCGATACCGGCACCACGACGCGGATCACGGAGATTAACGAGCCGTCTTGACCGTAAATTATTTCTGATTCGCCGCTGTATGCGTTAATTATTGTCGGCTCGGCAACCACTCGCGGGTCTGGCAGGTTAGTGTCAGACGGGGTAGGTGCCTCAACGGGAACGTTTCGGTCATATACTGTTGGTTCATGCTCCATTAAAGACAGGCCGAACAGGCCATTAACCAGCAAACTTATATTTGTCACCCGGAACTTTTTACCCGTCCACCCCGGCGTTGAATGGGTAATATCTACGATATTCCCGATTTCGATTTTGAACGCTTCCGGCGATGCGAGCACGCCTACGGTCAACCCTTGACGTGATCTTTTCAGCGCGACTTCTGCATGGTACAAAGCGCGGTAGTAGTTTGTTTCAAAGGGGAATGAAAAATCATTTTCCAACAATAAATTATTATCAAGCGTGCGAAACGCGGGAGAATCCGTTACGGCAAAATCCTCTTCCCATTTTTTCGATGGATTGATAAACCTTGCCTTGGCGCGGTTCAGGCGGGAGCGTTTCGAGCCGCCGTTAATCGACCAGCCGCCGATAAGGTTGTCGGCGTTGAGATTCATCACGCTGGCCTCGTCGCGCTCGATGATTAGCTTGTAACTTCCCCCGGTGAACGGCAGCATTCCCCGGCAAGACGAAAGAAGCTGATCAATGTTTTGCTTGATCGTCTGTGCCGTAGAAACAACAGCGTGGCACTCAAACATATTGATATTGGCGCCGCCGGAATATGATTGTATTTGACTATCACAAACATTTGCCGCCGTTATAATTTCGGCGTCCGGCACGGATGCAAGCCCTTTGCCATATCTGGTGTTTGTGAGATAGTCACGAATACATAGAGCAGGGTTAGGGCTGTAAGCGGTAAGCGCGGATCGTGGATCGTATACCAGCTTCCCCATTATGTCGGCGGTAATCTCCGGCACGCTGTTGTAAATCGCCGGATCGAAAGTGAGCCGCACAACAATATAAGCAAGCCCCTTACCCTGGTGCGCGGTTGTCCAGCGCCCCGGAAACGCGGCCACCAGCGCCGCGCTTGCGGCCTGTGTGTCTGTCCCTAAATATTTTTCAATGGTGACAGTGGAGCCGAACTTTGCATCTGTAGAAATAACACCGTCAAGATACACGTTAGGTATTGCGCTGATCTGCCCTTCGCACAGCACCATGACGCGCCAATAAAACTCATTGGATGTGCCGGAAACGCCGTGAAATACGCGCTTCGACCCTACTCGCCGATTGCCATAAACCACGGGGATGTCTTGAGTGCCGCCTGACGTTGTCGCAAGGATGCTGCGGTTTACGTCTTGCTGGCCGCCCGGATTTTCGGGTATAGGCGGGTTGAAAAAGTCATTAATCGGTTTAAGCCAATTTTTCTCGATGGACGTGCCGTCAAAAACGCTCGTGAGGCCGCCGCTATCATCAAACCCAAGGAAGTCATCTAAAAACGTGTCTTTAAACCACCCCATCAGACCGCGCCCCATTTAATATCAACAGTCTCGCCGGAAAACTCAAAAAACTTATCGCCGGGGAATAAAACTTGATGCTCTTTGTCGTTCGTCGCGCGGCCTGCGGTACGTTCAAAATCAACCCAGTGGGACGCCGCCACCCATGTGATGGTCGAAGTTCCATTGTCAACATCCTCGGACAATGACCAGCCGTCAATGCGGCCATCGAACTGTATTACCGGATCAATAATAAGTTGGTCGTTGGTGCCGATAAACCCCCGCATTATAACCATGCGCTTGTCGATGAAATTCTCAGTAAGTGCAATGGCTATATTTGCTTGGTTGACGCCGCTTAGAACGACGCTGGCGCTACTGGATTGAATCTCAACTGACTCTTCAATGTCGGGTAGGGTAAGCAGATTACCCCCGGCCATATAGGTGTTGCCGCCCCACGTTATGCTCCTGCCCCATGTGGTCGCGCGTTCGATAGTGGAAAAATATAATTCGACAAAATAGACGATGCGCTGCTGCTGGCTGGCACTCGCCGCAATCGCTGCCGCAGTCATCCCACGGGCAGGCATTAAAATTCCTCTATCATGCTAATATCTATAGCGTAGTAATGAGGTGCATGAACGGAAAATTCTGGAACAGTGGAGAAAACTACTGTAAACGGTACATCGCGAACGGTAATGATGTCGTTATCGGTTGTCGCCGTGCGTAATGGCGTAGTCAACACCAGCGTGGCTTGGCCTGAAGCATTACTGCTTGCATCTGCCGCCAACTTGTAGACCCGCGAATGATTACCAACTTTTAAAATATCATCCTTGCGCATGATGTTTGTGACACTGACAGTCCACCCGTCTGTAACAAGGTTATAGCCGGTCTGCCCTGCGCCATTAACCAATGGTGTACCTGTTGCAACCCCACGCGGCGTCATGTGCGATGCAACGAACTGGAATTTATCACCGCCCTGCTGTGAGTCCACGAAGGCTTTCAGGTCACGCCCCTGATCTGCGGTTAGATAATTATATGTTGCTTTAATCGCCCATCTGTGACGGTTCGTGAAGCGCGTAAACGTCACGCCCGATTGAGACAGCGACTTAAGCGCTTCCGATCCCGGCGCGTCGCCTATCGTGATGGTTGACGCGCCCGGTATTGCTGGATATGTGCCGCTCATTATCGTAACGGCCCCCCGCGTGCAAGTCGATTATCATAAGCCCCTTGTATGATGCCAATTATCTGCCCGCGTTGGCTAGCGACAATCTCAGAGGCTCGTGGGGCGTCAACGCCGCGCACATTGAATGTGATATTTATATTCCCACCATCCTGTCCGTCATCAAGGAATTTCTCAAGCCGCTTGTTATCCTCTTTTTTTACCACGCGCTCCCCGCCCTCAAGCAGATAGGTTCCGGTTTTCGGCACATTCTCCAGTCCGTCATGCGCGATACCTAATAATGCCAAGCTGCTTGTTAGAGAATACGTTGACGCAATACCTGCTGTTGCGGGTATGGAATTGCCACCGAACGAAGCTAGCGAAACGGCGGCGGCTGCTGGTGCCCATGCCAATGCAGTAGCAGTTCCAGCCGCAATATTTGCAGCCGTCGATCCAGCCAGCATGGTTTTCGACAAAACAAAGTCAACGGCCTTTCGTGCGGCGATGGATACCATTGCGGCTATCATTTCCCGCGCAAAAGATTTAACGCTGGTGCGTAAAACGTCAATGCCTTTGGTGGAATTTAAAATGGCGTCCGCTGTAGCCCTGCCAAAATTATCCGAGAACGATCTTGACGCGTCTGCCCATGTCTCCTTGAATTCATCGGCGAATGTTTTTGATTTCTCTTTGACCTCGCCAAACTTTTCACCAAGCGCTTCAATCGCTGCTGCGGCTTCTGTGCCAGTGATGTTTGTAAGTCGTAGTTGCTCGTTAATAGCTGCAACATCTTCTGCGTATTGCAACCCTTCGCCTCGCTCAGGAAAGGCGCGGGAAATAGCATCAGCATAGGCTTCGGCCTTTTTCGCCTTATCGTCGTCTATCTCTTTATTGGCCTCGGCTACTGCATCAGTCCATTTTTTAGTTACTTCCGCTTGATCTTTTTGTTTGGCAGTAAATTCTATGGCTGTTCTCGCCGCCCCGAACTGGCTGGCGCTAAGCTGTCTTGTTGACGCCTCATAAAGCTCGGCCTGAGAAGCACTTAAGCCCTCGACTGCGGCCTTATCCTGTAAACTTTTAACGTACTCGTCATTTGATTTTACAAGATCATCCTGTATTTTTTGCAGGGCTTTCTTTCGTCTTTCTTCTTCCGCTGCGGCCTTGTCACCATTGCCACCAAGGGCAGATTGTATTTTTTTTAGGTTTGGCGTTACTGGCTTCTCGGCTGGCTTATCGTTTTGAGTCGCAATTACGCGCAGCTTTATTAATTCGGCAAGCTCGATTCTCAACTCCTTAACTCTGGCGGTGGCGTCTTCCTCGAAGCCCGGAGTAAGAAATTTAAGCGTGCCGATAGGATTGGCTAATTGCTCAGTCAGGATATTTAATTCTTTTTGCGTGGACTGAATTCTTTCTGTGTAAAAA